TGTTCTTGATGTGATGAAAAAAGGCCTGGTCGAGTTCCAAGGTGGAGCTCAACGGAATGATGCCTACATTGTTTTTAATGACTCCTCACTCATTTACCGTTTACACGGGATGATCAAAGGGTTTGTCAATAATGTAGATATCATTCGCTCAGGACGCTGCAGCAAACTGGAAGAGAAGGTGTTTTTTACACCTCCAGATCGCCGCCGTGGCTTAGAGACAGGGTTGTTTTATCTTGGGAAGCTGTCTTACCTTCCCATCCTTGTCTTGCGAGCACCCTCCGCCCGTCAATCTCTCTTTTTGACCCTTAGTTATACTGAGGTTCTATTAGATCGATTGCCGAAGATTGTAACACTTCGAGCGGAAGAGATTTTTCAATTTTACAATAATACATCTAAGTGGGAGCTAACTTCTTTTGTTGCCTTCGCTAAGTATATTACTGTCTATCCCATGGCTAGGTATATGGATAATCCTTTGCCATCGAAGCCCCCCGGCTTCGTGGATAATATCTTTCCCTTTGGACCCAGGTTGAAACGGGTCCTTAGGTCAAGATATAAATCGAAAAATCGCAAGTGCTCTGGTTTGTTCTTTTCTATCCTCCAAGGTGTTAAGAGAGGTACTGATGTTGTTCCTCAGTGTTACGTTGATCAGACGTATCTGAAACATCAAAAGACACTTACCAGAGCTTCTTCTGGTGTAGAAGAGATTATATTAGAGTCGATGGAATCGAAGTTCCGCCTACTTGCGGGTGGTTCTAACTTCAATCTACCGATTCCGGAGATGATCCGCGTTCATGAACCTTCTAAGTCAGCTAGCTATCAGACCTCACGAGGTCTTGGTGGCCAATATGCTGATGCAGAAGAGGCCCTCATGCGTATTAAAGGTGAGAAGAGTAATCCTAACACCCTTTATATACACGAGGACTATGGCCCTCTAGTAGGGGTACCAATTCATGCCCGCGAATATCGTCTTTGGCTGCAAAAACAGCGTTATTTCAACGACATTTTGTTGATGGCTGAGTCAGATAACGGGATTGCGA